CTCCGATACAGCACCGGTTGGCAGTATATCACTGGGCTGTTTGGAAGCTAATTGCACCACGAATATCCACGTTATCTGTGATACTGGACGGCCACGCCGCATGGTCCGTCCGGTAACAGTAGAGTTTATCGGTGCCTCCGGTGGTGATGTAGCCTTCTGTATCGACCGACCCTTTGATGGTCAGCGGCCCCGTAAAGGTCGTCGTCGTCGCTTTCAGGCCCTTCGGAATCTGAATACGGAGTTCGTTCCCCATACCGGAGCCGGTAGTCGTGTCTTCGAGAAAAAAGTTGATCGTGACGAACTGTCCCATCTTGATGAACTGATAGAGCTTCTGGTCGGCACTTGCTACCGTCCATGTGCCCGAATTGGCGGTGAAATTCCCGGCTAGAAACGGGGTGCTTTGCCATCCCAACTCCTGCTGAATCCGCTGCACCCGACGACGGGTGTCAATCGCAGAGAAATAGAGAGATCGCATCGACCGCTCCGTCACCGAGCCAGACTCTTCCCGTATCCGAGCAAAGTCGGGAATAGGGAAATCAAGCGGAATGTTTGATCGCGCCATTACTGCAACCGTCGTGTCGCGCCTGGGAGGACTTGGTAGCCGAGGGTCATCCCCTCCAAGCTCCATGAGCCGTTCTGGGCATCATCGCTGATTCGTATCCGACACCCGACATCCTGAATGAAGTCCCCGTTACTCCCCTCCAGATTGATAATCTTCTGCACCGAGTCAGACGAGGTCGTCACACCAGAGCCTTCACTTGTATCAATCCCGTTCCCGTCTGCCGTGATGAGTTGGAAACCCACCGGGGTGAGCGCCTTACTGGTTGCCCCTTCGCTCACCGCATCATCCCCGGCGTTGCCCTCCATCCACTCGACGGTGAGCGTGACATCGGAATCCGCCTGGGCAATGATGTCCAGCCAGCGATACCGTTTGATATACGCCATCATCTGCTGTGGCGAACGAACATTCCAGCTATTGTCGGTCCCGTAGATCACCTTGGTAATCCATCGGGCCGGGATGTTTGAGCCATCAAAACTATCCCCGTCGAAGAACTTGTAGCAGAAGCCGCCCTTGGCGGTCTGGGCTTCGCCGACCAGCACCACCTGGGTGTCCGTGGCCGTATCAATCGTGGTCGAAGACGCCATCGGCATATCCGGCCAGACATACCAGACACCCCAGCGATAGTTCCAGACGACCGCCTTGGTACACTCCGCGTCATCGGGAGAAGTCCCAGGCCAGAACCACACCACATGGGCATTCTCGATGTCATGCACCGAGTGGACTTTCTCCAGCTCCGCGTAGACAAATTCTTTCAACGTCTCCTTGACCGGGGTGGAAATGACCACATCGTTATTCCCGTCAAAGAGCCGGATATCTCCCAGCGGGGTGAAATAGCCGAGCATGACCCGACTCGTCGTCACCTGGGTGCCACTCGAATCGGTGTAGACGGACCCGGCCGGCACGCGCACAATCGACCGATTCGCAGCGGTGCCTGTGACCGCATTGGACTTGGTGCGGGTCCAGTCCATGATGTCAGAGACTATTTGGCCGGTGCCGCTGACGGTCCAGATGGATCGCTCACAGAACACGACCAGCATTCCCTCGAAGTCCCCCACCATCCCAGTAACCACGTCCCCCACCGAACTTTGGTCTGTGAAATCGAGATAGTTGTTGACTCCCACCTGATCGGGCAGCCCAGGATCGGACCAGGCCACGCGCCGAGGATTGGTATTGGTCCGTCCCCACCAGAGGCGTTGTTTGTGTGGCTCACAGAAGTAACTCCCGGTTGCGGGTGCATCGCCGTGTTCCTGATTGACCCGATTTTCTAAAATATCGAGGTCAGAGGCGTTATCGGTATAACTGGTAGTGGTGCGCCCATCGATAAACGTCACGAAATAGAATGTCGTGCCGGTGCCAGTGGTCCGATAGAGTTCATAACCGGTGATATCGGTATCGCTATCGGCAGTCCATGACAGGTTGCTTTGCTCATCTTGGAGTTGGATGATGTTCGAGGTCACCGACCCCGCCGATCGCACTTCTGCATCATCGACACTGACCATCTTCCAACTGTAACTGCCGTTGAGTTGCCCGTTGGCCGTGTTGACGACCGAGGTGGGAGTTGGGGACTTCGCCGAGGGACCAGCGGTGGAGAGCGCCGATCCATTCCACGCACGGGGAGCCACCACTCCATTGGCGAAGAACAGGGTGTTATCCACCTGGGCAAAGTCGGGGATGGACCCCACGGACCCACTCCCGAGGTCGGCAATGAACGTCCACGACGCACCGTCGTCGGTGCTATACCAGAGTTCATACTCACTCGAGGCGGCCTCGAAGACCCCCATCAACTGGCGCGTGAAAGAGGCACCAGTCTGCCGATAGGCCCGCAACGCCCGCACCCGTGTAGCGGCACTGCCCGTATTGGTCGTGACCGCAGAACTATTCTGTTTGCTATACCCGAGGATCTTCTTGGCCCGACCTAATTTGTCAATCCAGAGATTCCGGCTCCCGCTGGAGGAATAGATCGCGGGCAGTGCCACCGAGTGAATCCCTTCCTGCGTGCCGAGAAACACCGAGAAGACCTGGGTCTGAATCGGATACGGCATCAGGTCGTCACCGCAAAAAAGGCGGTGCCATCGGTCGAGTCGAGACGCACAGGCCCAGATCCGTTGTAGACCTCATCGCCGGTCGCCAATGACAGCACCCGATAGGGGCGCGGTTGCACATCATCAAGGGCGACATAGTCGCGCACCCCGGTCAGGGTCATTGCAAACTGATCGCCATGCACCGCCGCAAAGGACCGAGAGACACCGTGACTGGGATTCGGCTCAAACGTCCAATGCTGGTCGAGTAACCCAGGGAACGGATGCGGGCCACCCCCATTACCTACCCGTGTCGATTGCCAGTTGGCAATATCAGATGGGACGAACGGCAGCACGGTGGATAGCACGCGCTGCAACTGTGCGCCGGAATCTCCATGGTTATATTCGCCGCAATCATTGAAGACCCCGTAGACATCGTGGTGGGCCGAGAGCGCACACCCACAGACAAAGGCGGTCAGCGGAGCCGCTGCCGCGACTTCCACGCACCGTCCCTGATAACTCTTATCCCAGCGTTGATGCTCGTTGTCAATGACCGGCGAGGGACAGTCTGTCACGCCGTGCTTGGCGTGCCACGGTTGTCGTACCCAGCGCCACGGACCTTCGCTCGTATTATCCCGCCGAGGGAAATGAACCGTGGTAATGGTCGCGGCCCCATCGCTATAAAGATCGGACAGGCGGTCTTCGAGAGACTCCCAGTCCGGTGCCGCCGCCGCTGAGAGGGCTAGTGGGGTGTCACACCGCTCACGAAACACGTTGCCCAAGGCCCGAATCTCTTCGTCCTCCCACCCGTTGTCACTGTGATTCCATTCGTTGGCAATCTCGACACAGGCCACCTTGTCAGGGTGTTGTTTGGCGAGGGACGCCCATTCCCGCACGAAATAGGCGGGGTCCGAGACGATGTGTCGGCGCGTGAAACAGGTGATTTCAGACCGGAGTCCGTGGTCAGCGAGGAGTTCAATCGTGCGCTCCATCAGCGCAAAGTAATTAGCGGTCTGCACATCGGTGCCCCCGGCCCAGTCGTGACTGCCAAACCACCGGACGTAGGTCATCCCGGCCCCAACCGCCCATTCCGCGAAGCGGTCAAGTTGCCCCTGATTGTGCCGCACCGCCCACGGGGCCCAGAACGCGCTCACACCCACAAGGGGGAAGGGGCCAGTATCATCCCGCAGCGCCCGGTGGTCGAGCCGGAGCGGGCCGTTCAGCGGCCGATAGGTTGTTTCAGCGAGGGGTTGAATCGCTTGAAGAATCGAGGAGAGCGACCCGTAGCGGTCCTGCTCCCAGATCGCACGCCACTTCGCCTGATTCAAGACGCCTTGATCAGCGGGGCGTCCGAGTTGCACCAGACGGCTGGTCACCGCCTGTTCAAAGACATCGGGGTATTCGGTCAGGAGCAGAAACGCCGAGTCCTCATGGGCATGGGCGATCCACCAGTCATACGCAGGGGGCTGCATCGCTGCTTACCCCTCACGGCGTGCGGCTGCGGCAGCTTCCTCGTCGGCAATGACTTCCGGCGTCCAGACCGCAGCCGCGA